CAATAAAACCTTTGGCTTTAAATTTATTGATGAAGACAAATTAGGCACCACCGGCAAGAAAGTTAAACCAGACGGTACATTTGAAGAAAACAGTTCAGGTGACATTGATCTTAATGTTGACTCTCGAGAGCTTCCTAAACAAGAAATTATTGCCAAACTATCTGCTTGGTGCCAAAAACAGGGCATACCTGATTTAGAAATTATGAACAAAGGAAGAACCTTTACAGCTGGATGGGTAGCAGACGCAGGCCTTCAAGTACACTTCCGCACACCAATCAAAGGTGATACTGCTAACGGCTTTGTGCAAACAGACTTTATGCTTACAGACAACCCTGCTCTACAGCGTGGGGCAAAGCGTGGCGGAACAGAACACTATACAGGTGCAGACAGAGCTGTGTTGTTGTCAAGTCTAGCAAGAGGTAGAGGCTATAAATTTAGTCCAACCAAAGGAGTTGTAGATCCTAACAATGGAGATGCTGTTGTTGCAGACGACTGGGACGAAATTGCAGAAATACTATTAGGACCAGGAGCAAGAGAAGCTGACACATATACAGTTGAAAGTATGATAGCAAAACTTAGAGGTGATCCTCGCTTTGATGAGTTAATTGCTCCATGGTTAGAAAATATGGAGAAGCAAGGCAAAGGCCTCCCTGAAAGTGCAGAGCTTGCAAGGATCAAAGAGCTTGCAGGACTAAGTTTAAACAGCGTGAGAATGCTATGAGATTTTACGAATTTAAAATCAAAGAAGAAAATTTAGAAGGCGATGCTTTGTATGCAAAACTTATCAAGCAACAATTTCCTATGGGTGCAGGTTATGAACTACATGCCGGAATGACACATGAAATGTGGTACAAAGAATTAAAACTTGCTAATAGATGGCTTGCAACAGCAGTAAGAGCAGGAGACATAAAGCCTCCTGTAAGCATAGGCAATGATTTTACAATTAGAGATAAAACCGGCCAAGACATAGGCATACCGGGACAATGGGATCCAAGTATGAAACCTAAAGCTGCAAAACCTGTAAATGAATCTAAAGTGCATCTTAAAGAAGGTGCTCGTATTGATCATGCTGAAGATATTATCTTCGATGAAGGTTCTCAAGGAGCTATACGTGCTATAGAATCATTAAAGAGACTTGAGCAAGGAGGACACACAGATGTCACTATCAAATGGGACGGATCTCCCGCTATCGTTTTTGGCCGCAATGAAAATGGAGAGTTTGTACTTACAGACAAATCCGGGTTTGTTAAGAAGGGTGGTGTTGAACGAGCAACTAGTGGAAAAGAACTTGCAGGACATTTACTCAACAGAGGCGGTGGCGCTAACAAAGATAAACCAGACCGCATAGAATTTGCAAACAACATGAAAGATATTTTTGACGAGTACGAAAAAGCAACTCCTAAAGACTTTAGAGGTTACTTAATGGGCGACTTGTTATATTATAACACACCTGAAATTAGAAACGGCAAATATATCTTTACACCTAATATTGTTACATACGAAGTTGATACACAAAGTGACATAGGCAAACGTATTGCACAATCAAAAACTGGTGTTGTGGTACATAGATTATTAGACGAAGAAGGCAATCAATCTCCAGTTCCACAAAACTTAGCAATGCTCGGCACTGAAGTTTTTATCTTTCCTAGTGTAACAGTTTCTAAATCAGCAACTATTGATGATAACGATATCAACACATTAAAGGCAACTGTAGCTAAAGATGCACAGGCAATTGATTCGTTACTTAACAAACAAGAACTTGTACAATTAAAAATGACAGACTTACCTAAAATATTTTATACATATCTTAATAGCACTGTTGACTCAGGTGTAACTGATTATGCAAAAGGATTTATGAACTGGCTCAAGACTAGTAAGATAAGTGGAGTAAAGCAACAACGTATTGCAGAATATGTAGGACAAAAGAGTGCAGGGTACAATGCAATGTGGAATACAGTAGCAGGTATAATGCAATTAAAAGACAAAATTATAAAACAGTTTGACTCACATGAAGCAGATGTTAAAGCACACATTGGAGACCACGGTCCTGTTGATAGTTCGGCACACGGTGATGGCGGAGAAGGTTATGTAATGACACACCCTAAGGGTGATATTAAATTAGTATCTAGAGGATACTTTACTAAAGCAAACAGATCAATCAAACGTTAGGAGAGAACAAATGAAAATGAAAGATATTGTTAAAGAAGGAACACTAGACGACCTAGGCCTTAGAGGACATGGTTCTGAGCTAGATAACGATGAAAAGGATATAGGTAAAGGTTTTGAAAAAACTTCTATCTTTGATCAACTTGGAGCAGTGTTAGATACACGTACAGGCGATGATCCAATTACAACAGTACAGACTGATGATGGTAAAGAATTAAATGTAAGTCCAAGACAGGCAGTTAATTTACGTAGACTTCTTACAGCAGAAGGTATGAAGCCGCAACTAAAATTACAATTTACAAAAGATATACAAATGAGTAATAACCTACATGACTTCTTAGATGTGCATCCAGATAAGATGTCACAGGTGTTTATGAAAAAGTACATGTAATATGCAATTAGATTTTTTACAGCAACTTGAAGAAGCAAGAATGACACGTAATGATCAAAGCGTAAAAGTTTTGACATATGCAGATTGTTGTGAAAGGCTATATCTAACGCTATTAATATTAGAACTACTAAAAAACTTTCCAAATGCTACAAGTGTTGTGCGTGATTATGCTCGTAAAACTCTTGACATTAAGTATGAACGTTTCAAAATGAATAGTACTGACTTGTATAACTTCATTTACTTTGTTACTGGTGATGAACGTGCATTAGGCAAACTAAAAGATCCTGGAGCAGCAATTCGTTCAAGACAATCAACGACTCTCCCGTTAGATGCCTTGAAAGCATATCTAAGATCTATCAGCAGTGGATCAACGCCTAATCCTACACAGTTATTTGTAAGATTAGAGAACGTTCTAAATGTATCAAACACTGACTATAAAACAATTAGACGCAACGTAACAAATTGGAGTCAGCTTACTAATGACAAAAGACGAGTTATTGTAACTAAACTTCTCTATGCAACTAGAGCTAAACTAAGAAGCAGTGATATAATTGACGACCTAGAAAAGTTTGCAAGTCAACGTGATCTAGAAAGCAACTGGGTAAAAGATAACGAACCTACTATTAGTATGCCTGACATGAGTGCCGCTAGTAGAGATTATGTGTTCTATAGATATCTTGTAGGACCTGAAAATATTATGCTTGTAAAAGGTTTTTTACAACTTATGGCAGAAGGCAAACCTATACCAAGTAATATGGTAAGGGCTATGCGACCAGCAGTAAAAGCATTGGATGATATAGTTAGAGCAGGGCCTGCATACATTAGTATGTTTAGATCCATCCAAAATCGAGCCAAAAAGACCTTAAAGTAGGTTATTTTTCTATATAGACTAAATACAAAGTAGGAAAGCGAATAAACGTTTTTCATGAAACACTCCGGAGCGGAGTGGCTATTTAGAACAGGAGAAATAAAATGGCAACATATGACTTTACACCAGTAAACGGCGGCGCTAATGCAGTCGGTACTTTAGAAAAAACAGCACAAATTAACGGATTTTTAATCAGTTTAGATAGTGATTCAGACGGAACAGATGATGCTCCAGTAGATCTACGTGCAGTAGACGCAGCACATGGTTCATTGTATGACCTAATTTTGCGTGAACTATCACCATTAATGGCACATGCTATCAATGACGGCACAGGCGTTATGAGTGTGATCATGGACGGACACCACGGTGATGCAGCTTCAATCAAAGCACGTTTAGTAGCACTAGACGGCATTGGTACAGATACAACTGTAGCAGCAGCAGCAAGTTTCGCAGTAGCTTAATAGCTTAACTGTAACTTAACATTAAAGGCTCACTTTTACAGTGGGCCTTTTTTTACGACTGTAAATATAGTCATGCGTGTAATTATAACAACAGTAATTGATATTACAGAAACTAATGCAAGGAAGCACGACAATAATTTATTGCGCCAACAGCAAGCAAATTATCTTACGGTATTGCAAACAGTAGGACTTAGAGTGCAATTAACACCTATCGAATGTAAAACATATGTAGGCGATGTAAGTAGTTTAGGATTTGGATCTAGCATACAAGACAAACAGAGATATTGGACATTTGAATTTACATATGATCAAGCAGGAGCTGTTACACTAGACACGCTAATGAATGACTTCGATCTTGTTCCTATTATTACAGGCTTACAAGACACAGCTAATATAACTAACAGTGCATTTAGGACTAAACACAAGGCAGACCGTAATATTATTTTTAAACTATCTGATAACTAGACTGGTACTATATGATAAATAATTACACTAAGGCTTATACAACATCTCATTTAGGTAT